CTGCTTCTCCTTCACTTGGAGATACTTGTACCGTTATTGATTATGCAGGAACAGCAGACACAAACAATATTACGATCGGAAGAAATTCGCAACCCATTATGGGTTCAGCTGCAGATTTAACTGTAGCAACAGAAAGAGCGGCCTTTACTTTAGTTTACGTTGACAGTACTCACGGCTGGCTCTTAACGGAGAAATAATAAATGGCTGAATATAAAGCTGTCAAAGGTCTTACTCTTCGGACTGTTGCTGGTGATCCTGGTACCTTAATTAAAGGTGATATTTGGTATAATTCTACTCTTGGAAAATTAAGAGGTGCTAAATATGCAGCAGGGTCATGGGCATCAAGTGAAGATGTTAATACTGCTAGATCGGAAGCTATGGGAAGTGGAACAAACACAGCTTCTTTAATGTTTGGCGGAAGTGGACCCCCACCAGATATTTTAACGGAATCTTTTGATGGTTCAAGTTGGACCGAAGTTGGCGATATGAATAGTAAACACAACGTCCCAGGTGCATCTGGAACTCAAACAGCCACAATAGCTTTTGGAAGAGCAGATCCAGATGTTCAAGGTTATACAGAAACATGGAATGGAACAAGTTGGACAGAAGTATCTGATCTTAACACTGCTAGATACGCAGGTGGTTCTTCTATGGCAGGAACAACAACCGCAGCTATGTTTATTGGAGGTGGTCCTGGAAGTGGAAAAACTGAAGTGGAACAATGGGATGGAAGTTCTTGGACAGAAATAGCAGACATTAATACTGGAAGAAAACAAGTTGGTGGAGCAGGTACCACAACAGATGCTGTATTAATGGGTGGAAGAGTAGGAACCCCTCAAGTAGATGAAACTGAAATGTGGGACGGATCTTCATGGACAGAAGTAGCTGACATGGGAACTGGTCGATACGCAGGAGCTTATGCTGGGGATAGCTCAGCTTCAGGAATGTTTACTGGTGGAACATATCCACCTGGTCAAAGACAAGCCATATGTGAATTATGGAATGGAACAGCTTGGGCAGAACAAGGAGATATATCATCTGCTCGTGAACACACTTGTGGTGGTGGACGAAATACTATAAACGCTTGGATAGCTAGTGGAAGTGGACCTCCAGGAGCAGCGAATGCTGGTTCTGAAGTATGGAATGCTCCTCTTGCAGCAGTTTCATTTGATACAACTTAATTATGGCAGATTACAAAGAAATAAAAGGGAAAACAATTTTACACTTAGCTAGTGACTTGGACAACGCTGAAGGTGAAGGAGAAATTTGGTTCAATACCACGTCTTCAGATTATAAGACGATTACTAAAGCGGCTGGAGCTTGGTCAACGGGTGGAGATTTAAATACTGCTGCTCGAAGAAATGCAGGTGCAGGCACTTCAACAGCAGGTTTAGAGTGGGGTAATTATCCAGGAGCAGCACCTGCTGGAGTAGTAACAGAAGAATATAATGGATCGGCTTGGTCAAACGTAAATAGTTTAAATACAGGTAGACAAGCCTCAAGTGGTTTTGGTATTCAAACAGCGGCTATATGTGTGGGTGGAGGAGCAGGTGACCCTGCTAGTCCAGCCGTAGATTGTGAATCTTACGATGGAACAAATTGGACTGAAGTTAATCATATTCCTACTGAAAGAAGATCAGGTGGAGCTGCTGGTACACAAACTGCAGGAATTTATATGAATGGCTTTTCTCCTGTTGGTACAGGGGCAAAAACAGCAACTACATGGGATGGAACTAATTGGACTGGTTCCCCTGCTTTAAATTCTAATCACCAGTATGGTATAGGTTTTGGAACGCAAACAGCTTGTTTAATGGTTGGTGGTGAAACTAATCCTCCAGGAGCAGATGTAGCAATAGTTGAAGAATTTGATGGATCATCATGGACAGAAATTGCTGATTTAAATACTGCAAGAGCACAATTAAATGGAGCAGGTACTACTACACTTGGTTTAGCATTTGCGGGAACCGAACCTGGAATGAGTGCTGCCACAGAATCTTATGATGGAACGTCTTGGACAGAAGTAGCAGATTTAGCTACAGCACGAGGAAGTGGAGCTAGCTTTGGAACAGGAACATCAGCAGTTATGGCAGGAGGAAGAACATCTCCTGGAGCACAAACTAATACAGAAGAATGGGATTGGTCATCTACCCTTGGTACTGGTGCATGGGCATCAGGAGGAAGTTTAAATACAGCAAGAGGTAACGCAGGAGGAGGTGGAACTCAAACTTCTTCTATAATAGCTGGTGGTCGTACTGCAACAGCAAATGTAGCTAATGCCGAATCTTATGATGGTTCGTCATGGACTGAAGTAGCAGATTTAAACACAACTAGAAGAAGATTAACAGGGACAGGAGCATCAAATACATCAATGTTAGCTATTTCTGGTGGAGTTATTCCACCGAGTACAGCAGATGTAGAATCTTGGAATGGTTCTAGTTGGACAGAAATTGGTGATGTAAATTCAGCAAGATATTTGCTAGGAAGTTCGGGAACCACAACAGCTGCTTTAGCATTTGGTGGATATACTCCAAGTTATTCTGCACTTACAGAATCATTTAATGGCACAAGCTGGACAGAAGTCGGAGATTTAACTACAGCACGATATAGTAAAGCAGGATGTGGAACTCAAACTGCTGCTCTTTTTATTGGAGGAACAAGTCCAACTACTGGAAAAACTGAAAGTTGGGATGGTTCTTCATGGACTGAAGTAGCAGATTTAAACACAGCTAGATATGCTTTATCCTGTGCTGGTTTGACTACAGCTGCTTTAGCATTTGGTGGTCATATTACAGCAGCAACAGCAGTTACAGAAGATTGGGATGGTAGTTCTTGGACGGAAGTTGCTGATTTAGGAACAGCAAGACAAGAACAAGAAGGAGCAGGTACTAATGTATTAGCTCTTAGTATAGGTGGTTATAGTACAGCAGCTACAGCAGTAACTGAAGAATGGACTGTAGGACAAAACATTAAGACAATAACCGACTAGACAAATGGAATTTAAACAAATATAAAAGGAAAAAGGAGGAGCAATATGGCAAATGACATCTTTAATTACTGCGTAGCAACGAATACTGGAAAGGGCTTCATTACACATGATGACAGTCGAAGATTCTGGATTAGTGGTTATCCAGCTAATGTATGGGTATGCACGGACTGTGTTGAATCAAGACATTGGGTTGCAAGAAATAATGGAACTTCTAAAACAAAATCAGAAGCTCAAACGCTTGTAACAGCAGAAGTCGATGCAGCTAAAGACGCTTGGGATGATAATAATGTTGATGGAGAAACTTCAGCAGAAAAAATCATAAGACTAGGTGCTAAACCTACAGACATAACTCTTCCCTAAAGGAATTAAATGGCAACGTATCGAGAAATTAGAGGACTTAGAGTTCCTTATTTAAGTTCCGATTTACCTTCCGCTTCTGCAAGTACAGAAGAAGGACAAGTTTGGTATAACTCAGCTACAGGAAAGCTACGAGCTTTTTTATCTTATGATACATGGGCTACAAGTGCATCTTTGTCTGCAGCTAGACAAAATTTTGGTGCAGCAAACGCTGGAACTCAAGCTGCAAATTTTTGCGCTGGAGGATCAACGGGATCTATTGTAGCTACGACAGAAGAATATAATGGATCAGGATGGGCTTCTGGTGGAGATTTAAATACTGCTCGATACTATCAAGGTGGTACAGGAACATTAACAGCTGGAGTAGTAATGTCAGGAGGTACTTCAGGTACTGTAGATACTGCTAATAGCGAAGAATATAATGGAACTTCTTGGACAGAAGGGGATAATGTAAATACTGCAAGACGACAATTGGCTGCAGGTGGACCTCAGACATCAGCTTTTGCGGCAGGAGGTTATTTAGTCAGTCCTGAATCAGCATCTAATGCTTCCGAAGAATATGATGGAACGTCTTGGACTAATGGAGGAAATTTAAATTTAGCTAGAATGACACTTGCTGGCGGAGGCACACAGACAGCAGGAATTGTTTTTGGTGGAGAATCTCCAGGTACTAAAGATGAAACTGAAACTTACGATGGTTCTAGCTGGTCGGAAGTTAATGATTTAAATACAGCAAGACCTTACCTTGCTGGATTTGGAATTTCAACAGCTACTGTAGCTGCTGGAGGAGGACCCGACACTGCTTTAAAAACAGTAACAGAATTATATGATGGTTCATCTTGGACAGAAACAACTGATATGAGTACAGCAAGAGAACGATTAGGAGGCGGAGGGTCTCTAAGTGCAGGTGTCGTTGCTGGAGGAACTACAGGTTCTATTACAGGAGCAACAGAAGAATTTCAAAAAGCAATTGTAACCTATACCCCTGCATCATGGGCAAGCGGTGGAAATTTAAATACAGCTAGAGGACAAAATTTTGTTCAAGGCACTCAAACAGCTGCTTTAGGTGCTGGAGGATATGCCTCTACATCAAGAAATGAAAGTGAAGAATATGATGGAACTGCATGGACAGAGGGAGATAATTTAAATACGGCAAGATATGATATAATGGGTTTTGGAATACAAACCGCAGCGGTTGGAGTTTCAGGAAGAACTCCCCCTGCAACTAATACATTTGTAGAAGAATACAATGGTAGCTCTTGGACAGAAGTAACTAATATTCCTACAGCAACTGGACAAGGTGCCGGTGCTGGTATATTGACCGCAGGATTAACTATGGGAGGAGTTTCTAATCTTGCAGAAGCCTTTGAATATGATGGCACAAACT